ACAGTCTTCCCGAATACTACCTTCCTAAAAATCAAGGTGGAAGGATTGGTTTTGATTCAGGTTCAAATGGAATTACGTTAGGCAGTGATAAATATAATATTACGTTGGAACCCGGAGCATCAGGATCTTGGACGAGTCACGATTTAGGACACGGCTATAATGTAGATGATAAAAATATAGCTTATGGAGTGGATACAACTGCAAACATAGGTCCTGTTGAAATCGGTGTGGATTTTAAAAACTTTTTAGATAAGTTTGATGTTACCAAAGATGGTACAACGGTGGAGAAAGATACTGAGAAGGATAAACAAATAGCTTATAGCTTAGGTCTTAATCTTAAAGACCTTTATGCCAAAATTGATAGTGATGAGGAGTTTGAAAATTGGTATTTTACAATTAGAAAAACATTTAGTGGAGGTGGAACACCTGCTCACCAAGCCGGTATCTATGGTCTAGCTGAAGGAGGAAGAATTGGATTTAATGCTGGATCAATGTTAGTAGCACCTACTACCGATGGTTCACGACCAGGATACGCATATGATGATGTCGAAGACATGGGTTTTGGCGACGGTCCCGACATGGGATCAGATTCAGGCTCAAACTCTAATAGCGGTGATGATGGTGGCGTTCCAGATTATGAATCTGGACCACCTACTGGCGGTGATAGTGGTGGCGTTCCAGATTTCGAATCTGGATCAGCTCAAAATACATGGTCAACAATGTCTCCCGAAATGGCAGAAAAATCGAAAGCTGAAACTGAAAGAGTCTTAGGGGATCATGGCGATCCTATGGGCAACCCCGAAGAACAAGCAAAATATGCAAGATATGTTAAATATACTGTTAAAAAAGCTCCACCAAAATCTAGCATAGGAAAAACTATAGGAAAAGGTTTATTAACTTTAGCCTCTTTCGGACTCTTAGGTCCTGCTGCAGCTAAAATGGCTAGTTATTATAAGACAGGTAAAACCCTGCATGGTTTTGCTACAAAGGGAACAGGAAAAATTGGAATGTTTGACGTAGACTTTAAAAATAAAACAGTAGGTATGTTAGGCAAAAATGTTAATCTAAGTAATCTAATTAATACAAAGACAGGTTCAACGATCGATAAAGACCCTTCTGGACTAGGTTATGGAAAAGATTTAGTGAAGAAGCCAGTCATTGATCACAATGACAACAATGATAACAATGGTCCAATCATAACAGATGGTCAAACCAATATTCAAACGGAAGGGCAAAAGATTGCACTAAAAAGAAAACAAGAACAAGACTGGGCTAGTTAT